GGTTTTTATAATAGAAGCATGGCTGAGTCTACTAATTTAGATAGAAACCAAGTTCAAATATTATATTTTAATTATAAAACATATATGAACGAGGTTTATAAAGTCAAAGATACATCTACTGGTGCTAGTAAAGTTATAATGAAAGATGATGCTTTTAATCCACCTAACGAGTTACTAGAAGAAAGATTTGGCAAACTCTCAAAACAAATAGAGGTATTATACGAAGGAGCATTAGTATTAGGTACTAAAAAGCTTTTACAATGGAACATGGCTAAAAATATGATGAGGCCAAAGAGTGACTATACTAAAGTTAAAATGAATTATCAGATAGTAGCTCCACGTATGTATAAAGGTAAAATTGAATCATTAGTTAGTAGAATAACTACGTTTGCTGACATGATACAAATAACACATTTAAAACTACAACAAGTTATTTCGCGAATGGTACCTGACGGCATATATTTAGATGCTGATGGCTTGGCTGAAATAGATTTAGGTAATGGTACTAACTATAACCCACAAGAAGCGCTTAACATGTTTTTCCAAACAGGTTCGATTATAGGTAGATCATTTACGTCTGATGGAGATATGAATCCAGGTAAAATTCCTATTCAGGAAATCCAATCTGGTAACGGTGGAGCTAAAATGCAGTCACTCATACAAACATACAATTATTATCTGCAAATGATAAGAGACGTGACCGGACTCAATGAAGCTAGGGATGCTAGCACACCTGACGCGAAAGCTCTTGTTGGTATACAAAAAATGGCAGCTGCTAATAGTAATACGGCTACAAGACATATACTACAAGCAGGTTTATTTTTAACAGCAGAGTTATGTGAGTGTTTATCATTAAGAATATCTGATATTATAGAATACTCACCTACAAAAGAAGCGTTTATACAAAAAATAGGTAATCATAATGTAGCAACATTAAGTGAAATGTCTAATCTACATTTATATGATTTTGGTATATTCTTAGAATTATCACCAGATGAAGAAGAAAAACAAATGTTAGAAAATAATATTCAAGTAGCTTTATCTAAAGATGGTATATTCTTAGAAGATGCAATAGATATTAGAAATATTAAAAATGTTAAATTAGCTAATCAGTTATTAAAAGTTAGACGTAAGAAAAAACAAGAGACTGATCAAGCAATGCAACAACAAAATATTCAAGCTCAGTCTCAAGCTAATGCTCAAGCTCAACAAGCTTCTGCACAAGCTGAGGTACAAAAACAACAAGCGCTTACTCAGTCTCAAGTACAACTAGAGCAGAGTAAACACGGTATGGAGCTTGAAAGAATGGCTCAAGAAGCTAAACTAAAAAGAGAATTAATGAATCATGAGTTTCAGTTAAACATGCAATTAAAGCAGGTAGAAACTGGAGCTAACATGCAAAAAGAAAACATAAAAGAAGATAGAAAAGATAAGAGACAAGCACAAGCTGCTGATCAACAGTCTCAATTAATAGAGCAAAAGAATACAGGCCAAAAACCTCAAAACTTTGAATCATCTGGTAATGATACAATGGGTGGTGGATTTGGTATGAATGCTTTTGATCCTAGATAAATTTGTTTAATTATATAATATTATATTATGGCTAGAAAAAAGAAGGCTGAGAACGTTAAAATAGAAGACGTTACTACAGCAAAAGCGGTTGAAGAACCGAAAGTGGAAGAACAACCTGGTAATAAAATTCCTGAACCAAAAGTTGAGGAAAAGGTTGAAGAAAAAGTACCACAAGAAAAAGAGTCAATTAACGAAGTTAAAGACGATGGTACTATAAAAGTTGATTTAGATAAATGGGCTAAATTAAATAGTAAAGAAGAACCTAAAGAAGAACCAAAGCAAGAAGAAGTTGCTGAAGTTAAAGAAGAGGTTAAAGAAGAAGAGCCTGTAGAAGAAATAACTGAAATAACGGTTGATGAAATTACTGATGAAGTAGAAGAAGTCAAACAAGAAGTTGAAGAAGCTATTTCTGAATCTCAAGAAACTGGAGTGGCACTACCTGAAAACATACAAAAAGTTGTAGACTTTGTTAATGAAACTGGTGGTACATTAGAAGATTATGTCGCTTTAAATAAAGATTACTCAAAAATGAGTGATACTGAATTATTAGGCGAGTACTTTAAACAAACTAAACCACATCTTAATGATGAGGAAAGATTATTTGTTATGGAAGATCTTTATTCTTACAATGAAGAAGAAGATGATCCAAAAGATATTAAAAGAAAAAAACTGGCATTAAAAGAGCAAGTTGCGAATGCCAAAAGCCACTTGGACGGGCAAAAGTCCAAATATTACAATGAAGTCAAAGCTGGTTCAAGGTTAACCCCAGAACAACAAAAAGCTGTAGACTTTTTTAATCGATACAATAAGGACACAGAGGTTACTAAGAAAAATCAAGAAGTTTTTTACAAGAAAACTGATGAGGTTTTTAACGACGAGTTCAAAGGTTTTGAATATAACGTTGGTGAAAAAAAGTTCAGATTAAATATTGGTAATGCCGAAAAGATTAAAAATACACAATCAGATATTAATAATTTCGTGAATAAATTTACGAGTAAAGAAACTCACCAAATTACTAATGCTAAAGGGTATCATAAATCTTTATTTACGGCTATGAATCCTGACTTAGTTGCTAATCATTTTTATCAACAAGGTAAAGCTGATGCTATAGAAGAACAAATGGCAAAAGCTAAAAATGTTGACATGTCACCTAACGCTACACACAGTGATACTGTTGAAGCTGGTGGTATGAGAGTGAGAGCAATAAGTGGTGATACATCTAGTGACTTTAAAGTAAAGATTGGGAGAAATCCAAATAAAATAAGTTAAACAATTAAAAATTAAAAGTTATGCCTTTTATTAATCCTGCTCAAGGAGCTGAGTTAAATCATTTAACTCCGCGTCCAACGCAATCCCTATGGGGAGACAATTATTTGAGCTTCGATTCTGCATCTGGCGGTGGTACATTCGCACAGCAGTTCTTACCTGAGATTTATGAAAAGGAAGTAGAGAGATACGGAAAAAGAACTATCTCTGGTTTCCTTAAAATGGTAGGTGCTGAAATGCCACTTGCTTCTGATCAAGTTATTTGGTCTGAGCAAGGAAGATTACACATCGCTTATGATTCATTAGAATCAGGAGCTAACACAGTACAAATTATTGGTGCTGCAGCTGGTACAATTACTGTACCTTCTGGTCACTTAATTCAACAATTTGATACTGTTATTATCGTTAACAACGAGTCTGCAAGATTAAACAACACGTTAAAATGTAGAGTTAGTGAAGTTAACGCTAATGGAGTACAGATCACTGTACAACCTTATACTAAAGCTCAGTTAAATACTGATAGTGAGTTTGCTAATCTTGATGATATTAAGATCTTTGTATACGGTAATGAATATCCAAAAGGTTCTTCAGGAATCGTTGGTAGTATCGATGCTGGGTTTACTCAGTTTTCTAACAGACCAATCATCTTAAGAGACAGATACCAAGTTAATGGTTCTGACACTGCACAGATCGGTTGGGTTGAAGTTACTACTGAAAACGGTGCTTCTGGTTACCTATGGTATATGAAGTCTGAGCACGAAGCAAGACTAAGATTTGAAGATTACTTAGAAATGTCTATGTTAGAAGCAGAGCAAGTAGCTGCTACATCAAACATATCAGGCGTTCAAGGTACTGAAGGTCTTTTTGCTGCTATCAACTCTAGAGGTCTAGTATGGACTGGAACTGATTTTGACGTTTACAGAACTGCTGCTTCAGATGCTACTGGAGTACAGTATAGCCACGCTGGTCTTGGTGAGTTTGATACTCTACTTCAAGAACTAGATAAGCAAGGTGCTATTGAAGAGAACATGATGTTCTTAGATAGAGCAACTTCTTTAGAAATCGATAACATGTTAGCTGGAGTTAACGCTCACGTTGCTGGTGGTGCTTCTTACGGAGTATTCAACAACGCTGAAGATATGGCGCTTAACTTAGGTTTCTCTGGTTTTAGAAGAGGTTCTTACGACTTCTACAAATCTGACTGGAAATACTTAAACGACTCAACAACTAGAGGTAATTTAGTTGATATTCAAGGTCTTTTAGTACCAGCTGGTACTTCTACTGTATACGATCAGTCTATGGGTAAAAATATCTCTAGACCGTTCTTACACATTAGATATAGAGCTTCTGAAGCTGATGATAGAAAAATGAAATCATGGATCACAGGATCTGTTGGTGGAAACTATACTTCTGACGCTGATGAGATGGTAGTTAACTTCTTATCTGAAAGATGTTTATGCGTTCAAGCAGCAAACAACTTCGTATTATTTAAGAACTAATTACTTAATAATTTTTAAGGTAAGGGCGCTTCGGCGCCCAATACCTTATTTTAAACTTTTTAATTATATTATATCATGGAAAAATACAAAGATAAATTATATGAATTGGTGGGTAGTAATACACCTGTTATAAACAGAATACCATCAAGACATACTAGAAAAAATCCTTTACTCTGGTTTGACGAAGAAAAAGGTCACAATAGAGAATTAAGGTATGCTACTAACCAAAAGTCACCATTTGTTGATGAACAAAAAGGTGTTGCAACTTTAGGACACATTGCATTTAGAAACGGTAAACTACACGTTGAAGGTAAACAACAAAACTTAATTAAATTCTTAGATATTCACCCTATGAACGGTAGAATATTCAAAGAGCATAATAAAGTTGAAATTGCTGAAGATGAATTAGATTACTTAAACTTTAAGGTTGAAGCTATGAAATATGCCAAAGAAATGGAGATAGATCAAGCTGAAGCTGTTTTAAGAGTTGAAGTTGGTAGTGAAGTTAGTAAAATGACTTCAAAAGAGATAAGAAGAGATCTTATTATTATGGCTGAAAGAAATCCTAAGTTATTTTTAGATTTAGTTACAGATGATAATATTATGTTGAGAAACGTTGGTATTAAAGCTGTTGAAGCTAATATAATTGAGCTTACGCCAGATAATAGAGTCTTTAAATGGGTATCAAATGGTAGAAAACTATTTGAAGTACCAATGGACGAACACCCATACTCAGCATTAGCTGCTTGGTTTAAAACCGACGAAGGTATGAAAGTGTTTGCAAGTGTTGAAAAAAGATTAAAATAATTAATCACTTTATAGGGTAGTCACTCTATTGAGTGGCTACTACTATAAAAAACAAAAATATGGTAAATATAAATACAGTATATCAAAGAGTATTAACCATTGCTAATAAAGAGCAACGAGGATATATAACTCCACAAGAGTTTAATATACTTGCTAATCAAGCTCAGATGGATATATTTGAGCAATATTTTTATGATTTAAATCAATTTCATAGAATAGGAAGCATAAATGAAACTATATATACAGATACTGTAGACATCTTACAAGAAAAGATAGATCACTTTGAAAAATATAGACAAGCTGTAGATATGAGTAATGGAGGTGGTGTAGGTATACTACCTGATTATTATCGTATGGGAGCTTTATATTACAAGAAAGCTGGTCGATATTATGAAATAGAAAACGTAGAACAAAACGAACATCATATATATTTAGGATCACCATTGACAGCACCAACAGCTACTAGACCTATATACGTTAGGTATTCAGGTGCAGGTGACAACCAACAAAACAGGGAACAAAGAATACAGATATACCCTGAAACAATCACATCAAACGTACAGTGTAATTACATCGCTAGACCATCAACAGTAAGATGGGGTTATACAATAGTAAACGATAAAGCGTTATACAATGCTGGTACTACATACACAACTCACTTTGAATTACACGAGTCAGAAGAAACTGATTTAGTATTTAAGATATTAGCTTTAGCAGGTATTGTTATAAAAGACCCAGGTCTTTATCAACAAGCAGCAGCTGAAGAAGTAAAACAAATTCAACAAGAAAAACAATAAGATATGCCATTATTTGAAGGAACACAAAGACAATATTACGACGCAAGTCAGAGTTTTACAACAAGTGCTAATCAGGCGTCAAATGGTGTATATGAATTAACATTTAATCCTTTACCTAGTGCAGAAACTGAGTTTGAAGTTTATGTAGACGGTGTTGAAAGAAATAGCAATACGTTTTCTTATTCATCACCTAACGTTACATTAAATCCAACAGTTGCTGAAGGT